CTGCACATCCCTTATCTGCGCCATGCGGGTGAGGTGAAATAATCCCGTTCAGCGGAGTCAGTAAGTCGGGGGCTGGAAGCATCGCCCAAGCCGCCGGTTCCGGCCGTTCCGTTCGCGGGACATCTGGCGTTGACGTGCAGCCCACACTTACCAGAGTTAACGCAACGCTGCAGATCTTCAAGCTGAGATTTCGCATCAGCTAATTCCTTCGTGTATTTGGCATCCAGTGCAGCGACATCTCGCTGACGGGTCTGCATGTCTTTGATGGTGGCGTTCGCCAAGCTGAGTTTCTCAGTGGCTTTATCGCGCTGGTCTTTATAAGCGATGGCGTTGTCGCGGTAGTGGTTAACCGCCCAGGCCATGAAACCCAGCAGACAGATAAAGACAGCGCAGATGATGGCTGTTAAACGGCTCATTTCTGGCCCCACTCGCAAACTTCCCGCTCAATCTCACGACGGGTGATCAGCCCCTTCCACTGTTTTCCACCGGCATACGTCCAACGCTGCAGTTCGTTGCATGCACCCGGAATATCACCGGCATTCAGTTTCTTCAGCAGCGTCGATCTGCTAAACGCTCCAGTTCCCACGTTGTAAGTGAAGGAGTAAAGCGCAGCCTGGGTAGGCTTAGGAATATTAACCTTAATTAGCGGGTCGATAGCATTTGCCACCTTACGCAGATCTGATTCCAGCAAGGCGTCACATTCCTTATCGGTGTATCGGTGACCGCGGCGAACGTCTGCACCTGTGTGACCGTCACATACAGTCCAGACGCCGACAACATCCTGATAAGCGTAATAGCGACGTCCTTCAAGACCATCTGCATTGCCTAGCATGACAGCAGCAATAGAGATTGCACCGGTTCCGCCAACAATGGCGCCCACCAGCTTATTCCTAAGTGTCGGGTTCATCTCGGCTCCTGCTGCGGCGGTTGTCTTCACGGATCTTGAAATAGAGGTTTGTCAGGTACGTCATCACTGCAATAATGATACCAACCAGCACGCCGATAGCGTTCCATTGCTCGGGACTGTAGGCATTCAGCATGCCGTTTAGGATGCTACCGGCTGAAGCGCCGTATGCAGCACCGGTGGTTAGTTTGTCCATGCGATACATACTCTCACCTCGCTTTGTGCGGGTGCTGAATTTGGGGATAAAAAAAGCCCGCTCTTTCGAAGCGGGCCAATGAGTTGACTATTTGTAAGGTAGGTGTGAGTGCGACCTATTCTGTGGAGTGAAGCTGTATCGGCTGATTCACTATAGGCTCAGGAGAACCACCGGAGAATTAGGCACATCCCACAACTCAAAGCGTAGCAACAGATTACAAAACCATAAAAAAAGGCCTGCTTTTTATGGCAGGCTCTCAAGGAATTTGAAACTTGTATTGTTGTTGTCATGGTGCCGGGTGCCTCCCGGTGACTCTACCCCAGTCAGCAAAGACGCGCGCATACCTGCAGACAGCAGTTGACTGGTACGCCCTTTCGCATAGAAAGGATTCACCACGTGAATAAATTACGATGAATTCATTCGCATGGTCAATATGTCATTGCTATGGGCACTCTTAAAACGAGGGATAACAAAAAAGCCGCCGATAGGCAGCCCTTGAAACATGTTTGGCTAAGTTTTCATCAGGAAAGAAGATAGTTTGTTGCGCCGGGTGCCTCCCGGTGAGAATGACTCCAGTAAACATTCCCGCGTCTGAGAGGTTTCCTTTTCAGGTAACTACTGGAACGCCCCACCGCAGAGGGGGATTCGCAACACTCACAGTATAGACATAGAAATTTAAAAAGCCCCACGGGGTTAACCGCAGGGCTTTAAACGAAGGCAATAACCCATCGTTAGAGCAAAATTAACACAGATTCGGGAAAAGTAAATAGCTCACGATAAATTTACGCCCTATTTTGTTATCTGCTTTAGCTGCTCTTCAGCCCACGCTTCTTCAATATCAAACTTGGTGATGAGCTGATCGTAAAATGGCTTAACAGACTTCTTCCATGTATCCAGGCTTATTGCATCCGTTATCTGGCACACCGCGGCGTAAGCCTCAGTTGATGGAATTCGTTCATACCCCCGCCCGCTGCAGCGCTTGCAATCAGCGAGTACCGGAACGCCCTGCTGTTCTGTAAGAGCCTGATTAATGGCTTTCCCGCGTCCATGACAATCTCTACAGGCGCAGCTGACAACCTTCTTCCCCTTACACTGCGGGCAGATAACGCGCGCTACTTCCCTGACCTCTCTACGTACCTCATACTCAGAAGGTCGCATATTCTTAACACCCATGTGCAAAGACATCTTCACGAACTTCTTCTCTTTTGTCGGAGTGTGAGACTTCATGCTGAAAACCTCAGCGTTAATAAACCCTTCCCCCTTACACCCATCACACTGCTTCATGCTGGCGGCGCTGCGGGAATAGTCCTCGAACGCGAAGCTGGCCAACCGATGCATCACCAGTGGCTTAACCCCGGCACCCAGTTTGCGCAGTGCAGCAACCCGATCGCACCTGGTCAGCGCATACTGGGCCAGCAATTCGATCGCCCTCTCCCGGTCATTCTTGCTGATACCCATCTTCCCGAGAAAAGCGCTGTAACCCAATGCTGCCCGTTCCTGCGTCATGCCCATCGCAGCCATGATATCCGTTCCGGTTAATAAGTCTGACGCCGTAGCGCGCGGAGAGTCGCTAATCATTGTCGATTTGGCAAAGTGATATTTGAGGGTGTTTTCAAGGTTCATGCGGTCTCCAGCTCAGTAATGGTGAGTTCTAATTTTCCGCCCTTAACGACAGGCATTTTCACAACGCGATAGTCAATAACCTGGCAGTCGTCCAGCCATAACCCCGCCTTGGTTAAAGCGTCGAATGCAGCCTTCTGCAGGTTATCCAGATCGCGGCGCCGGCGGTCAGGCATGTGACATTCAATACGTATTTTGAGTGGAGCGGCCGTGCGGATATTAAGCCGGGCGCTTCGAATGACACTTGCGACCGCATAACGGTACGCAACGCCATCAGCGCTAATGTGTGTACGCCCGCGGTTGTGCCGATAATACCGGTTGTTGCTCGGCGGCCAGGGCAAAGTGAGTTGATATGTCTTCACGTTCACTCCCACATCCGGTTTCGCCAGCGGCTATCCGGGCGCGCTGGAGTATTTGAGGTCGGAAGGAAAGCACTGACAGTCCAGGTCACATAATCCGGGTTAAGGCTGCGCTCAACCCGGACGCCACGAGCTTTGTAACGCTTAACCAGCTCGTCGGCCTGTTCGGTGCTGCAATCGGTATGATGGAACCAGGTCTTCTTCATCCCCATCCCCCCGCGAAGCCAAGCAGCTGCGCGGCGACATTTTCGGCCTCATCACGACTGCGGAATGAACGGGACAGGACCCAGCGCCAGAGGACATCGAGCGCAGCTTTATAGAGCTGCTGAAACTCGAGTTCATCCATGTTGGCAAACGAGATGCTTCGAGGATGTTTTTTGAGTGTTCCGTCTGGCAGCTGAATGGCATCAAAGTGCCCTGCTTCGACGATCACCCAGGAGCGGTAAGCGTCAAAGGATTTGCACAGGCTAATGCCATTTGTGACCCGGCGGTATGCAACCTGCTCAAGATAATGCTCAGCAGCATCGATCAGCGCGCCCTCATTGCCGGCATACGAAGCCAGGAACTTGGCGTAGCCAGTAATCAGCTTCCTCTCGTTACTCGAGATAGCCCCGCCGGTTGGTTCCCAGTATTCAAATCCGAGATTAAGAAGCGCGAAAAAGCGCCGGTGGAATGCCGGGTTTCGTACCCGCCTGAATTCGGCAACAAGAACATCGCCGAGCCAGGTTTTGGATTGCAGGATATCGCTGGTCTCGGGTGTGGCCGGGATCAGTATTCCTGAATGGTGTTTGATAAGTTGTAATTCTAGCGCCATGGTTCTCTCCGTGGCGCATCAGGTATAGGTTGTTCAGGCCTATGAAAGAATAATATCAGACGGTGATGTAACTCGGTACCCCAGTCGTTTTGCAAATTGCATGAACCCGTTAAGAGTGAAGATCTCTTCATCCTCAAGTAACGGTCGTAATGAAACTATTCCATTTACTCGATAAACCAGATATCTCCCTTCCGCCGGGAAGCTATAGATAACTGCTTTATCGGCCCTTCTGACCACGTCGTACCATTGATCATCTGCATTAAAGGCACCTGCACTACACACTATTTCCCCCAGAGCGACTTATTGACGCGGTAAACAGTAATCGGGAACAGCCAGGGGAACGCAAACAGCGATACTCTTTGAAACTGCTCCAGTGAGATTCACGCGATTAATAAAACCACTCGTCCGCGCTTTTCCAGGTCTCCTGCTGGATATGTTCGACCTCCTTCTTGTCGCCTCCGAAAACAGTCAACCCATCATTGCCGCCACGCTTAATCGTAAGCTGGTAATCATCAAACTGTTTACTGAGTTTTTTGACGAGTTCTGACTCTAGCGCAGGTATAGCTCCATCAGGAAGTTTCTTCATGCGATCAATGGTTAACTCGATTGTCATTTTTCCCTCCACAATGAATTACTGTATGCATATACAGTATATTTATAAACTTATCTTACGGATTTTGCAACGCTTTCAGAACATCGAATGTGAATCAACCGATTTTTCTTGTAGAAAAAAATCAAGCGTTCAATCCAGGCGGTAACCTAGATAAAACTCATCTTGCGTTGCAAAATAGCATAAGGATTTTAAAAGGTTGGAATTCATTCGCTTCAAAAACGGACATGAAAGCGATGAGTTAGAAAAGAGAAGAAAACCTCACTTATGTTAAAAAATTGGGTGATTATTAAATTGGTTTAATTTTAGCCAAATGTGATAGAGTGAAATACATTCATTGAGAGGCTAATAATCATGTCCGTTATCGATTACACAATGAAACTTTTTGGAAGCGTATTAACCACAACTGTCACCTGCCCTGTTTGCGGCTTAAAATCCGCTCAGCCTTCCTCTAAACTGCGTCTAAAAAGCCCCATGCT